CCCATTCTTTTACTTGGCCTTCTAGCCATCTTCCTGCTTCATTTTCTTCATCACTAAGTTTTTGCCACCATCTATATACCATAGATTGTGTATCATTAAATCCAGTAGCAAAAGTTTGTTCTGCGTAGACAGGAGTTGTATCTCTTCTGTATTGTATGTTGGCTTGTATTTCTTCTTCAGACAACTTATCATCTGTAGTATACAGTCCTAATCCTTCTACATATCTTTGACCCATGTTAGTTTAAACCCCACAAAGAAATAACTTCTTTTGAAGTATCTTCTCTCATTACACCATCATTCATAACAATGTATTTTTTATAATATGCTTCTGGGTCTCGTAAATATTCTTCAAATCTTTCTTTAGGTTGAGATTTAAAATGTTTATATGCTTCACCTTTTTTAGTCATCATAGGACTAAAAGCAAGATTACCAAAAGCAGTACCACCTATCCATGCTTGATGTGAATCATCTTGATTTTCTTGACGCAATTCTTCTCCACCCATATTCTCTTCTGGGAATATACCAATATCTGTCATACCGCTATAAATCTGACTTAATTTCATAATAATATTAGAACTAACTTTACTATTTATTTCTTTTTTATCATTATTAGATAAGTCTACATAAGATACTGTTTCAGTAATTACTTCACCATCAGCATTTAACTCACCTTCTATTTGATTAATTATAGATTCTGCATGTACTGACTCATCTGGAATTTCTATTGGGTCTGGGTCGCTTTTAGGAGGCGGTTGTTTTTTAGAAGTGTTCATAGCCTCTATTAATAATTGGTTATTATCACTTATAAATTTAGCAAATACATTAGTTGGGGCTAGTTTATCAACATAAGTTTTAAACATACTTAAATTTTGTAACTCACCTTCATTTGTAAACATTAATTTATTTACATCTTCTGGTTTTAAACCTCTTGTTCCTAGATATGCTTCATAACCTTTAATAATATGAGTAAATTGGTTTCTTACCGCACTTCTTGCTGAAGTTAATTCTGCTGGTTTAAGTCCTTCAAAAATTTCTGTACCATTTGTCTGTTTTAGATATTGGTCTAACATCATATCTGAACCTTGTGTCAAAGTTAATTGACCTGCAATAACTGAAATTTCATCTTTGCTTGCTGCTTTAACATCTGGCATTTCTGCTGCTATTTCAAGCATTTGTGCTTGTACATCTGGTAAGTTCATAAGACCTGCGTCTTTAGCTACTGCTAATAAATCTTCTCTAGTTCTAGGGTCTGGATGTTTTTTCATTAACTCTGCTTGTGCTTGAGCTTCTTGAATTTTAGGGTCTATACCACCTAACATGCCACCAAGTGCTCTACCTTGCATTTCTGCTTGTCCATAGGTACTAGCTGTCATTGGCCCATAGCCATTACTATCAAGTTGACCAAAACTTAAAGCTGTTTTACTCATCATATCGTTAATTTCAGCATCAACTTCATATATATTTTTAAACATATTAGTAGCCATGGTATCTCCTATGTATTAAAAATTTTACTTAAAGAATCGCCAAACAATCCACCGCCTTTTTCATTGCCACCAAGCAATTTCCATATGCTTGTATTCCTACCTAAATCTCGTGTAGCTAATTGATTAGCAATATTTTTTGATGCTATCCTTGGGCCAGTTCCAGTAATATTTGCATCTTTAGCATAACTAGCACCAATCCCTGCCATTTGATTAGGTTGTCCAGCCATTGTCAAAGCGTTAGACATATCCATTGATTGTCTACCTCTTTCTGCATCTAATATTCCTTGTGATTGTGCTAAAGCATTAGCAAGTGCTTGTTGATTTTGCATACCAATACTTGTTTCTAATTCACCTCTTTGTACACCACCACCTGTAGAACCAAGCATACCTCTAGCAAACTGTGCCTCTTCTAACTGAGTTCTTGCTCTATCTTGTGAGGGTTGTAACAAGCCTTGTTGTTGTTCATATATATAATTTTGTAACTCTTGTGGACTACCAGACATTTCAGCAACTCTATCAGCAGTCATTCCAGACCTAGAAAGTAACGCATCATACTGTGCTTGTAACTCTGGTGATAAAGTTTGTTTAATTGTTTTACCATCTTGGTCTACAACATTACTACCAGTAACACCATAAGTGCTGTATGGAGAACTCATCTCATACATCTTGTCCATTAATTCTTTTTGTCTTTCAAAGTCTTGTTCGGCGTAATCTATATTTTTACCACCACCAAACAAACCACCAAGTAAAGAACCTAAGTCTATATCACTACCACTACGACTACTACTACTACCAACCTCACCCCACTTTAGAGTAGCAGGACCACCACTATTTGGTCTTGGATTAATAGTCTGAAGTTTATTCCTACTGGTAGGTGTATAACTACTTTGACTTGGGCTAGTTCGTGTATAAGCTGATTGCTCGTATGCCATCTCTCTATCTCCTAATTATTAAGCTGTGCGTTTCCACATATATACAGTTATATATGGTTGTATGTTGTTGTGTGCACCACCGCCACCTGTTGAGCCTGTATTATTAGCAGAGTGAGTTACCCTAACTCCAACAGAACCTGTAGCACCACCATCTCCAGTTATTCCGGGTGCTATACTGTGCGTATGAGAAGGCATTTCAGCAACGCTCATTGTGTGTGTTTCAGCACCACCCGTCTCATTAAGACCATCAAATGTGCCACTAGAATGTACACCTACCATAACTCTACCACCACCATAAGCTGCCCAAGTTCCAAATCCAAGAAGTGTTCCTGGATTTGTTGCTACTGCTGCGTTAAAGTAAATAGATCCTACTGGATAAAGAACAGTTTGAACTGCTGTTATAGCTGCGGTAACAAAAGCAGTTGAAGCTACTTGTGTAGTATTAGTTCCAACACTTGCTGTAGTAGCACTAAATGCTTGTGTAGCACTACCAGCTAAATCAGCTTTGGTGTTAACTGCTGATTGTACTGCTGTAAATTCTGTATTAAAATCTGCACCAGATATTACTTTGTTAGCATCTGAGTCAGCAAGGGCATCCTTGCCAGACCAAGAAACTGCAATTGTATAATTACTCATCGTATTTTCCCTTGTTTATGAAGAAGTGTTAATGCTTGTAAAGAAGCATTAAATCCATTGCTTTCTATACTAAACGATAGTTTAATATTTTTAGCTGAACCTGTTAAATTTGTTCTATATTCTTGTAATCCATATACAGGTTTATATCTAGAATTACTAGGATGTACTGCTGCATCGTGTGTATGTGTAACTGTTGTTGCACCATACAAAGAACTAGAAGCACCCCATAATGAAGTTGTGCCTGTTGTTGATGGGTTTAAATTAATTTGTGTAGTAGCAGATGGTGTAGGGCTATAATCTTTATACCATTTTAAACCTAATGTAGAGCCAGAGCCACCCTCCATAACCATAAACAATCTTTTTAATAAAGATGCTGCAACTTCTTGCCCTAAGTCTACCCATGTTGTAGAAAAATTACCAGTATAAGAAGCACTTGTAGTTGTAGTTCCATTAGCTGCTAAATCTACATCATAATAACCTTCATAACCAGCAAGACCACCATCTTTTTGTCCTACTAATAAACCATACAAAACTGTATACGCCATACTAGCTGGCTCTCTATCATTATCAAATGACCAAGTTGTAATTCTTGGTGTTGCATTAGGTGTTTGATGTTTAAAATCAAATATATAAGTTATGTTTTTGTCAACAAAAGACAAAATGTAAATACCTTCATTTTCTACATAGACTGCTTTCATGTTTGTACTTTGACCTATATGTCTAATCAAAGTATCTTTTACATTTAAAGACAAATCTATTAAAGGTAACTTATCTTTTTCTGTAGTACGAGCAAGTGAACGCAAACCTGTGCTTGAAACAAAAACTAAATCATCACCAATAGCTTGTACTGAATCTCTACTTACACAACCAACACCATTAATAACTTCATCTAGTGCCATGCTTCCAATAATATTTGGACTGTTATAAATTGCAATATTGTTTTCACCAAACACAACTAGCTTACCAAAAAAAGGTGCAATAGCTACTATGTTGTCTGTACCCCATACAGTTTTTAAATCAATTAAACCACCACCAATCCAATCATCACCATCTAATAAATTTGAATAAAACAAAACATCTTTTTGTTCTGCAACACCACCTACCCAAAGACGACCATAAAATCCTGCACCACAACTAGGTTTAAATTCACCATTAGATACACTAGCAGGGTCAGAATATGTTGCAACAGCTAAATTGTCAGCATGAGCAGCAGCAGCAGCATCAGTTGCGCTTCTAGTTAATCCTGTAAATGTAGTAGCTGTAATTCCTGTGTAAGATATTACTTCACTTTCAATAATTACTTTGCCTTCTGGTGGAAAACCAACGGTACTATCGACTGTCATAGTTGTAACAGAATCATTAATAGCACCATTTAACGCAGTCGCATTATAGTGAGCAGACCAACGCTCTCCAGAATCAGCAGCACCATCATATCTTTGCGGTATTGTGTCTGCATGTAAACAATGCAATCTTCTATTAAAGTTAATAAACTGCCAATTACCTGTAGTATTTGCAACGGTTCTTTTAACATCAGCACCACTACTTGGAAACGCAGCATCAGTATCAGTAAAATCTATCGTGTAAATAGAAGTACCATGACTTGCAAATATTTTATTAGTGCCTTGGTCATTGTGTTCTATTAAAGAATTGATAGCTGTACCACTTGGTGCTACTTTTTGTTTAAATCCTTTCCTAAAAGCAATACGACCAGACTCAGCAAGAACAATATTATCAGCAGCAGTTAACCAAGCAGGGCTAAGTGTTGCTGGATTGTCTTGTGTATTTAATCCATTGATACCTATATCTGTTAAGGGTTGATATGTTATTTGTTTAGCCATTATCTAAAATTTACCGTTCCATGAGAATGATTTTCATTTACAAACCAATCTGATTCGTATTGAGTATTTCCACTATCTAATATAATTGCTTGTTTAAGTGCTTCACTAGATTCTTGTGCCATAATGCTTGATTGTGTTCCACCATCTTCACCACGCTCTGCTATTGCTCTAGCCCATGCACCAAGAATAACTGGCTTAGAAGGAACTTTTAATACAGAAACAGCAGTAGCTAAATCATCTTGATATTTAACTACATCAAATGTAATTGTTTGTGCAGATATAGGAACTGGTGATAAATCTACTTTTAAATTATTAGAAGTATCACTACCATTAAACGCATAGTACAGAGGCTCACCAGTATCGTCTGTAGGGTACTTTACTGTGTTTATATACACTTTGCTTACTTGGTTTAAATGCATCCCTGTATCGGTGTTCATAACATCAATAATTTTAATTTCTTGACCAGAAGATAAATTGTAATTTTTAGTACCAGCAACAGTATTAAAAGAAACTGTTTCTCTAAGATTCATCCAGTCGTGATATCCTTCTATACTTCTTTTAGTATCATTAACTAAAGAACCTATTAATTTATGATACGCAGACACATTAGCAGCATCATTAATATTACCAGCCCAATCGGTAGCAATTGTATCTTCTCTAAGTCTTATCAATACTTGATTAATTAACTCTCTATATGTCATAAGCTATCCTTTAATTATTGTGCCCCAAACTGAGGCTTTACCTTTTACTATGTCTACAACTTCTACTTGAAAATTTCCATTATCAAAAAAAGTTACAATTCCAAAAGCATGATTCCAATTATGTAATCTACCTTTAAGCCATGTGTTGTTTTCTGCCGACATATCTTTCAAACAACCCATCGCCCACGAACTAATATTTCCATCTAACAATCTTGTAGCTGAATGTCGTGCCACATCGTGTACATGGCCATACATTAAATTTGTTCCGTAAGCATCTAAATGTTTCTTAGCATGATTACCACCTGTATAAGCACCATGTACAAAAGACAATTTACCGATGGTTAGAACATCATTATATTTACGATACTCATATCCTCTTTCATCCCACTTACAAGCATTTCTAAATGTGTACTGGTCTAAATAAGGATTTTCTTCTACAAATGCATCGAGCCATTCATCGTGATTACCTGCTAGTATATGTCTTGTCTTACATTTAACTTTATCTAAAGCCTTGTCAAATCTATCTATCTGTTTGTTGACTGCCTTAATTTCTGTATCTATTTCTGGAAGTTGGTACTCTAATGGTGGTCGTTTCCTTCGTTTATACTTGTGTCCAGATACCGAACTCCACTCTCCAACATCACCCAGATTAATAAATATGTCTGGTTTAATAAAATCTATTGCCTCTAATACTACTTTGACTGCCTTCTCATCATGTATCGGAAAATGCTGGTCGGGTATAACAATCGCCCTTTTCATTTTTACCTACCTTTTGCTAGTTGTGCTCCAAAGTAGAATTCGATTATCATTGTTGCCCATCTAAATATTTCATCAAACTTCAACATCCCTTCTACAGTAACATATTCTACCACATCTGGAGTTAATTGCAATCCTAAGAAACTTACACCCTTTATGACTGTGGGTATTACTGTTGGAACATCCCAAAACACAGGTGCTACTTGGGTAAATATTACTAACGCAAGTATAACCATTATTATAATTCGTCTGTTCATTGCAGCCATTGGACTTTCTTTAGCTGCCATCTCTCTGGCTTGATTAATAGAATCATTACGCACTTGTAGATTCTGTATCATCATTTTCTGTTGTTCTTGTGCTGCTTGACTCTTTAGAGCAAACAACTTACCAATAAATCCTAACGCTATTGGTGCTATGTTTGTTAAAAATCCTATCATAATGCTACTCTTAGTGCTTCAATAATTCCTACTTGCCCTATAATATACCAAGCAAACGCTCCAAAAACACCCCATTTAATTTGAAGTAATGACATATTAATTTTTTGTATACATAAATTAGTATCATCAACTTTGCTAAATAGCTTTGCTATTTGTCCAGAGTGTTTGTCTAATTGCAATTGCATCCTATTTATATTTTCTTCCATGTAATTCCTTAATTAGCAAGTGGGTTGTCTAAGGCTCTTTGTAATTTAGCACCAAGCCTATCCTCTAATTCTTTAATCTTTCTATCTGTGTCTGAATAAAGAGCATCTCTTCTTGCATCAAACCTCTCACCAGCTACATCAATTGTTTTGTCTATCTCATCTTGTGAAGCATTAACTTTGTTTTCTAATCTATCCATAAGACTTTCTTGTCTAGCAAGGTCATCCTTTAAATCATTCTTAATAGTGCGAGTGTAGTCTTTAGCTAACTCTACAGCTTCTCCTATACCCACTAATGACTCTTCAATTACTGCTATATCTTGTCTAATGCTTGATAAATCTGGCGATACAAATGTATTTATCTTAGCTTCCATTGTTAAATACCTTTGATAAAACTCAAATCCAGCCCAAGCACCACCACCAAGCATACTAATTAAAGGTATTATTAGTAAAAGTTTACTTCCACCAACTTTAATACCACCATATTCTACTTCTGCCATTGTAAATCTACCAGTTTGTTATGTAATATTTCGTTAGCAAGTCCATTTCTAAGCCCTCTTTGGTTGTCTGGAATAAATTTATCTAAGTAAATACCTTTATCTTCATAAAAAATACCATCAACTAAAGAAAAATTGTAACTATTAAACCCCGAATTAAAATTTAAAAGAGCAATTAACAGCCCTTGTAGCTTCTGTTGCTCTTCTAAAGTAACCGCTTCACCCATTTCTATAGCAAGATTCTTTAATTTATTAGTTATAATTTCTCTCATCTTATCTTTTTTACTAGCTTTTTTCTTTACTTGTATTAATTTATTTTCTTTAGGCTGTACAATTTCAATCTCTTCTTGCTCCTCTGCAAGTTCAACAGGTTGTTCCTCTGTTGATTCCTCAAGTTCCTCCTCCTCAAGAGGCTCATCTTCTAATATTTCTTCTTGCGTTTCGTTGGATTCTTCTTCGGTGCTTTCTTCTTCGGATACATCATTTTCTATCTCCTCTATAAGTACAGGTTCAAAAAATTCTTCTAGTTCTGCTTCTAACTCTGCTTCAAACTCTTGTTGAGTCATCTCTACTATTTCAATCTCTGGTAGTTGCATTTCAATCTCAGCCATTACAATTGTATAATCTTCTATAGGTTCAATCATAATCTCTATGTAAGGCTCTGGTTCTAGAAGTACAAATATCTGATAATCTTCTTCTATTACTACATATTCTTCGTAGTAAGCATCATCCCATCCATCACAACTTTCATTATATAAAACATTTATATCACATTGTTGGTTAGTATAAGCCTCATCAAAACCAGAACAACCATAATCATACAAGCTATCAATACTACATTGTCCTTCATAATAAGCATCCGCATAAGTTTCTGGATAGTACAAGCAACTAATATGACTGTCTGGTACTACACTACATATACTATTACCGCTTGATATTTCTACTGGGTCATCTTCTTGACTATCCCAATAAACTGCTCCGTTTTGATTAGGTGCATTATAGAACCATTGCTCGTATTCACCCGCACTTAAATCTCCAACTACACCAACTGTTACTCCGTGATTCTTTATGTGTATAGTTTCGTAATTAACTTCTATGTTACCTAATGGAAATATTGTTAAATCAAATGTATTCTTTGTATTAACATCGTGGTATTCTGACAAGTCTTTCCACATATACTTCTGGTATGTTGAATCACCTTGTGTATAAAATCTACCTATTCCTGTATCTATTAAATCTGTATGCCATGGCATTATTGTGTAATGAAATCTTACACCTGTCGCACCGCTACTAAAATCCTGTCCATCGCAACACAACCCATCATAAACATAACCAGTACCATCCACAGTAAGGGGGTCAAGGAAACCCACAACACCATTACTAAACATAAAGCTAGTAACATAACTATTTCCATAAAAAGGAAAAGTAAAGTCAAGAGGTACTTCAACCCAACTATCATCTGCTATCTGATGCTCAATTATCTCTGGCTCAGACCAAGAGGATAGCGAACAAGATAACGCTAATAATACCGCTAACCAATTTCTCAAGAAATACTCCTCTATCCATATTTGTTGTTTGTTGTTTCTTTGGAATCTTCTTAGGATTCAATCTCCATTCTGCTGTAGCTTCTGTACCAATTAAACCTTCACCTGTTACTGGATTGTTTATTGGACAAGGTGTTCCAGCAAATTTCATACTGTCATACACCGACCTACTTTGACACATTAGGCTAACTGCTGCAACTTTCATACCCATATCATATAATACTTTAGCGTTTTTTAATCTTACACAGTTTTCGTCATTATAGACTTGTCCTGTGCTTATACCTATTATTTGTGTTTGTACTGCTCCTGCTACACCTACTGTACATAAGTCTGAATTACTAGCATTTATGCTAGGACTAATTGCACTAGGTGGATTAGTTCTAACTGTAGACTTAGTTGTTGCGTTACTTGTTACTGTACTATTAGCTGTACTATTAGTTACTATAGGGTCTGCTGCTTTTACAACAGTAGGAATTACTAATGTAATCCAAAATATTGCAACTATAAAAGCTGCTATTAAATTATTCCTAAATCTGTTTGTCATAAGTTGCATATTAATGCTGTTATTATTAGTATTATCTTTTTAAACTATTTAAAAGGTTTTCCAAGAAACCACATACTAAGAGAATATCTAGTTCCCTTTGTTACTGGTGTTATT